CCTATCGTAAAATCCTGAAGTCTGAGCCATTATAAATCCTAGATTAAATTCGGGGATATGGAGTGACGAAGTAGGTCATAGGTTGAAGGGTGAAATGAGTGCTAGAAACCGTCGTTCACCACACTAAAACAAAGTCCTTGCCCTTGTGTACTCATGATGTTAAACGAGGGTAAGGCATATAGTCAGTCGTTCGGTGACTTTAAAAGATAATGTTCGAGTGCTAGGTATCACTTTAAAGTGCCTTTTAATTTTAACAGGAGATATTATGAGCATACTAAATGAACATGAATTAGAAAAAAAGATTGTGTATACAATTAAAGAAAAGATACAAGAAGCAGTAGCCTATAGAACTTATGACAGAAGAACGAATAAAAGCTGTCATCAAGACTATAGAAAAACTATCAGAGATGCTAAAGATTTTGACGAACTCAAAAGAATTATGTCAGAATTTGTAGATGATTTAATGCATATATAGGAGATAGATATGTTTGATGAAGTATTAGAATGTGTCATCTGTGAGGGTGATATAGAACAAAAGAAAACAGAAGACGGTAAAGTATATTGGAATCAAGGAGAAAATGCAGAGCCTTATGCAGAGGGCAGATGTTGTTCTTATTGTCATTCAGTATTTGTTTTACCTAAAAGAATGGAGAATTTATGAGCTATAAACTACTGAGTTTTAACAACCCTAAAGTTTTAAAGGGTGAGAAGATAAGTAATTACTTGACTGCTATTATGCATTTGAGTCCAATCAACACTAAGATATGTCCTTATCAGGACGTTGCAGGGTGCAAGGAAGCCTGTCTAAATACAGCAGGTAGAGGTGGCATTATAAAGAAGGGTGAAACCACTAATGTCATACAAGAAGCTAGAAAGCGTAAGACTAAATTGTTTTTGGAGGACAAAGAAACCTTCATGACTTACCTGATTACAGACATTATGAAGTTTGTAAGATACTGTGAAAATAAAGATAAGCTTCCTTGCATAAGATTGAATGGTACTAGTGATATACAATGGGAGACTATCAAGATAGATGGACAGAATATCTTTGATATCTTTCCAACTGTACAGTTCTATGATTACACCAAGATACCTACAAGAAAAGTAGAGCAACATAAAAATTATCACTTGACATGGAGCTACTCAGAAGCTAACATGAAGTACGCTAATCTGTTTGATAGGATTGCTTACAATATAGCAGTAGTATTCAATGGTGATATGCCTATACATTTCAAAGGCAGAGAGGTAGTCAATGGAGACGAAAGTGATTTAAGATTTTTAGATAAAGGCAATGTGATTGTTGGTCTAAAAGCAAAGGGCAAAGCTAGACATGATATGTCAGGCTTTGTAATACATACAACATAAAGGAGATAAATATGTTAAGAATATTTGAAGATAAATATAATGGATTGAAAAGGTTTTATCATTTTAATTTGTTTGGTGTTAAGTTTCGTGTTGCTACAAACACAAGAAGCCTTAACAAATATGGAACATACACTACTCAAAGAGGTAGAGTAATTAATATAGGCAGACAATACCTATGTTTTATAAGGAGATAACATGAAAATAAATAAATTATTAGAACTACAAGAAGTAATTGAAGGAAGAAAAACACCTTTTGATTTACATAGAGTATATCAATACTTTTCTAATAGTAAGGGAGAATGGTTTGATGTAGGAGATATGCACCTTAATCATTTTTTAAGAGTGGTATTTAAGTATATGCCTGAAGATATTATGTATGCTAGGCATGAAGATGATAACGTATGGGAGGAAGATGATGAGTGATTGGATAGAAGGAACTAAACCTAAGATTATAGAAGCTAGATATAGTGCATATCTTAGTTGGGATTTAGAAGAACTAGGTATTGATTGGGACGATATAGAAGATTGGGACTTGCAGAGAGCAGACCTACACATAACTTTTAAAGATGGAACTAAAAAGACTTATGAAAACTGGGAAGACTTAGACATAGATTATAAACATAATTTTGAAGAAGTACTTATCCTTGATGAGGACTGGGACAAAGTGGAGGGATTGAACTGATGACAAGTGAAATAGAACCTGATGTAGATATGATAAACGACCAAGCATTTGATAGAATACTTGATGATGTTTTAGAACAAGACTCTAAAAATTTATTAGAAGATGAGATAGAAGAGATTTGTTATCTGTATGATTTACATGCTGACGATGACAGAGATGAAATACTAGGCTTTATAGCTGAGAGTATTTATTATAACCAACACAACTAAGGAGAAAACATGAAAGCAATACTAATAAATCCACACGAAGAAACAATTACTGAGGTAGAATACTCAGGAAACTATAAAGAAATCTATAGTTTTATAGACTGTAGAACTTTTGATTGTGTTAGACTTACACCCCATGAAGATATGTATATTGATGATGAGGGTTTACTTATAGACAATCAAAGATACTTTAGAATGGTAGAGATTGGTGCTAACTATGGAGGTAAAGCATTGTTGTTATCTCATGATGATGAGGGAGAAACAACAGCAACTAATTGGACTTTACAAGATGTAAAAGATATGGTAGAATGGTTGCCTGAAGGACATAAAGAAGAACCATACATGGAGTTTATAGCACTATGACACAATATAAAGAAGAAGTAGAAAAAAGAAAAGAAGAATTAAAACAAGAACAACTTGATAAAGATATAAGCTTTATAGAAATAACTTATAAAGATTCTAAATGGCACAAAGAAATCACAGGCTACAGAAGTGGTAGACGAGTTGTAAAGTATAACGACAAAAGAAGAAAGGATAAAACAGAATGGCTGTAAAATCAAAAGCATTTAAACAAACTCATACACCTGCAACAGGTGTTAGAGGTAAGAAAACAAGTCAAGGTAGAGGTAATGTTGGCTTCTCTACCATGAATAAAAATAGAAAAGCTAACCATAAAAAATATAGAGGGCAAGGAAAATGAAAGTAAAACATTTAAAAACTAAAGTAGTAATTGAAACAAGTAAAGAAGATTATTATGATTTAGTAAACAGAATTAATCAACTCAATGGAATACTTAACACATTGCATGAGATAAACGATATTTATTTATCAGACATTACAACGCTTGAAAAATTAAGATATGAAGTTGTAGACTTACTTGACTTAGGTTGGAGTAGTGATAAATATAAATATGTTGTACAAGGAGAATAATATGAAACTATTTATGGTAAAACTATTAACAACTATTGCAGTTGTATTAAGTATGTATGCTAGTGTAGTTATAATACATGATGATGCTAGAAATAATGCAGATGATATAGTTGTTTTAAACAGGAAGATAACTTCTTTAGAAGCTATTAATCTTGAATTAGAATCAGATATTAATAATCTTAATATAATTATGAAAGGACTGAGAGGAGCTTTAAACGATAGAGAAATTAATGTAGAGCTTAAAGTTCAACAAGCTGTTGATAATAAATTTAAAGAACAAACTGCTACAGGTGGTCTTGGTGTATTGACAGGAGACTATGCAGACTTGGAGGAGGTAGAATGATAGGCGAAGTAATAGGACTTATGTTTGTAATAGGTTTTATGTTATTCTGTTTAGTAGGTGTTGCATTAATACTTATGGATAAAGAGAGGGAGGATAAATGAGTAATTTTTATTGGCAAGAAGATAATTGGACTGATTTAGAATTAGAAGACGGTATGAAAGTTGATGTTAATTTTTGGACAGATGATAAATCTGGAAGACAATACATAGCTTTTTACCCTACCTTTACAAATCATAAAGGTTGGAGAGAAACTAATGCTACAACACCTATAGCAAAGTATAGAGTTATTGAGGAAAAATTATGAACATATTTTATTTTGATGAGTGTCCAGTCATATCAGCAGAAGCACAGCCAGATAAGATGCTAGTGAAGATGCCACTTGAAACTGCACAAATGTTATGTACTGCACATAGAGTGTTAGATGGTGACGAGTATGCAGATAGTGTAGGACTTTACAAGGAGGCATACAAGAATCATCCTTGTACTATCTGGGCAAGAGAGTCAAGCAGTAATTACTCATGGTTGTATAGACATTTCTTAGCTCTTGGTATGGAATACAATTACAGGTATGGTAAGACTCATGCAAGTATTATAAAACTTGAAGAGCCTTTAAGTAAGATGCCTGATAACATTACACATACAAGTATGACACCACTTGCACAGGCTATGCCAGACGAGTATAAAAATAAAGACCCTATTGTAGCATATAGAGATTATGTTATTCATGAAAAACATTATGCACAATGGAACAAGAACAGAGAACAACCAACATGGTGGAGACTATAATATGGAACCTGAATTTATAAAATTAAATAAAGATGAGTACCGAGAGTTTGAGGCTTGGATTCAAACTAATAATCAAGAGCTTTATGAAAACAAGATAGCTTATGAAGTTCGTTGGGGTAAAGATAAATATTATTATGTTAAACTTTCTGATGAAAGTATTTACACAATGAGTGATATTTTACTTGACATCCAAGACAACTTAGGGTATAATACACCCAATTAAACGCCAATCCAAAGGAGGAATTATATGGCAGTATTAGAAGGAAAAGCCTACTGGGCTTCAGTGACAACACCAAACACTACATTTGAGCCTGTGTATACAGTTGATTTAGTAGTTAAAGATGATGTCGCAAATGACTTTGAAGCTCGTGGTTTTAAAGTAAAAAACTTATCCATTAAGGATGAGAATGGTGGTGAAACCTCTGTTGGTAGAGCCTTAACAATAAAAAGAAAAGTGAATGGACCAAATGGCATGGTAAGAAATGCACCTAAACTTTTTGATAAGAACAAACAACCTATGGATGAAGTTGTAGGTAATGGTTCTACTGTTAAAGTTCAATACAACGAGTGGGAAACCGATAATAAGTATGGTCAGTTCAAAGGTTTGGACTTTCAAGCCATGCAAGTATTAGAATTAGTAGCACTAAAGACTCAAGATGGTGCTGAACTAGACCCTTATGGGGATGGCGAGGAATTTTAATATGATTATAACCATTAAAAATGATGACGGAACTACATCCTATGATGTAAATAATATTAAAGATGAACAACTTCAAAACAATGCTCGTATTACTATCAATAAAGTAGGCACATTGGAAGTTCATTTAGAAGCTTTAAACTTTGCCAGTCAGGCACATAGAAACAATCTTGAAACCCTCTTAAAAGATTGTCCTGAAGCTGTGGTAGAGGTTGAAGAAGAAAATGTTGATGAGGAAGCTTCGACTGAAGAAGAATAATCAACATAGATATCTCCATACTAAGCCACTCTCGTAAAACAGGGTGGCTTTCTTATTTTAAACGAGGGTAAATATATGCAAGAACAAAGTAAATTTATAAAGTATCACGTTCCTTGTCACGAATGTGGTAGTAAAGATGCAGTCTCTGTAAATGAGGATGGGTCTGCAAAATGTTTTAGTTGTGACAAATTTTATACAAACTATGAGGGAAAAGTAACGCACATGACAAATTATATTCAACAACCTACACTTAAACCAAGTGTTAATGCACATGGAGGTATCTTTGCAAATCTTACAGATAGAAATATATCTAAAGAGACAGCTCAAAAATATGGTGTTAAAGTTGTGTATGATTCAGCAGGTCAATTAGCTCAACATTTATATCCTTTTTATATTAATCATGAGCAATGTGCTACAAAAATTAGATATATAAGAGATAAAAGATTTTCTTTTGAGGGAACAATACAAGACTCAGGACTGTTTGGACAAAACTTATTCAAGGAAGGAGGAAAGTATCTTACGATAGTGGAAGGAGAGTGTGATGCTATGGCTACTTACGAGCTACTAGGCTCTAAGTGGGCTGTAGTATCTATTAAACGTGGTGCTTCATCTGCTGTAAAAGACATCAAAGAAAGTTTAGAATACGTTGAAAGTTTTGACAATGTTGTGTTATGTTTTGACAAAGATAAAGCAGGTATCGAAGCAGCACAGAAAGTTGCGAGTATAATTAAACCCGGAAAAGCAAAGATTGTTACATTGCCTAACGGTTTTAAAGACCCTAATGATATGTTAAATCAGGGTAAACATGCAGACTTTACAAGAGCTTGGTGGGATGCACAACTCTATACACCTAGCGGTATCATCAGAGTATCTGAGAAGAAAAAAGATTTCTTATATAGAGAACAAAAAGAAAGTGTACCTTATCCTTATGATGGACTTAACAAAAAACTACTAGGCATGAGAGCAGGTGAGCTAGTAACTATTACAGGTGGTACAGGATTGGGTAAGTCTAGTGTGACTAGAGAGCTAGAGCATTGGCTTATAAATAAGACAAAAGATAATGTTGGTATCATTGCACTTGAAGAGGATTGGAAACGCACAGTCGATGGTATACTTTCCATTGAAGCAAACGATAAACTTTTTATAGACAGTGTGAGAAACGAGTACGAAGAACATACATTAATAGATATGTTTGATAAAGTCTTTGGCAACGATAGAGTATTTATCCATGCACACTTTGGAGCTAATGATATTGATGCTATATTTGCAAAGCTTAGATACTTGATTGTTGGTTGTGATTGTAAATGGATTATAGTAGACCACTTACATATGCTTGTAAGTTCTATGGTTGAAGGCGATGAAAGACGAGCCATTGATAATATTATGCACAGACTACGTAGCATGGTAGAAGAAACAGGAGCAGGTATAATACTTGTATCACACTTAAGAAGAATAGAAGGTAATAAAGGACATGAGAATGGTATTACTGTTAGTCTTTCACATCTACGTGGGTCTAATAGTATTGCCCAACTTTCTGATTGTGTGATAGCACTTGAAAGAAACCAACAATCAGACGATGATTTAGAAGCTAGAACAACAAGACTACGTATTCTTAAGTCTAGATATACAGGTGATGTAGGTATGGCTTGTGCATTAGTATACGATAAAGAAACAGGTAGACTTTCAGAGTACGAAGACAATGAAATGTTAAACTCTGCTGATGAAGAAGTCATACCTTTCTAGGAGAAACATATGCAGTTAGTATTTGATATAGAAACAGACGGATTAAATCCTTCAGTTATTTGGTGTCTCGTAGCACAAGATGAGCTAGGAAAGTTCTATCATTTTTACGAAGATACTTTAACTGAGGGTATAAAATTCTTACAGAAAGCAGATAAGCTTATAGGTCATAACATACTAGGGTATGATATACCAGTCATTAAAAAACTTACTGGTATTAATTTATACCATCAAGATAAAATTATTGACACACTTGTTTTATCTAGATTACTTAATCCTACAAGAGAGGGTGGTCATAGTATAGCTAAGTGGGGTTATAAGCTTGGACTACCTAAAAAAGATTCGCCTGAATGGTCAGCTTTTACAAAAGAAATGTTATCATATTGTGAAAGAGATGTTGAAATAAATTATAAATTATTTAATTATTTGAAAAAAGAATCTATTGGTTTTTCAAAAGATTCAATAAAACTTGAACATAAAGTTACACATATTCTTGAACAACAAAAAGAAAATGGATTTTTATTTGATGAGAAAGAAGCTATGCTTTTAACAGCAGAACTATCATCTAAACTTAAAGAAACTGAAAATAAAGTACACGAAACATTTAAACCAATATGGATAGATGATAAAATAATAAAACCTAAATTGAAAAAAAATGGTGAACTTTCTAAACAAGGATTGACAGAACAAGAGTACAATGATATAATAAAGGGTACGCTTGAAAGAAAACCTTTCATGAGAAAGACATTACAAGAGTTTAATTTAGGTTCTAGAAAACAAATAGGACAAAGATTACAAGAGCTTGGTTGGAAGCCAAATAAATTTACACCAACAGGTCAAGCTATTGTAGATGAAAATACTCTGAAAAAAATTACTCACATAAAAGAAGCAAAGCTTATAGCAGACTTTCTTTTATATCAAAAAAGATTAGCTCAAGTCCATTCATGGATAGAAGCTCTTGAAAAAGATAATAGAGTACATGGTTCAGTTATAAGTACTGGTGCTATCACTGGTCGTATGGCTCATAGAAATCCTAACATGGCACAAGTACCGGCAGCCTATAGTCCTTATGGTAAAGAATGTCGTTCATGTTGGACAGTACCAGAAGGTTATAAGCTTGTAGGTATAGATGCAAGTGGTTTAGAACTAAGAATGTTAGCACACTATATGGCTGACGAGGAGTATATAAATGAAATTATCAACGGAGATATTCACACAGCTAACCAACAATTTGCTGGACTTAAATCAAGAGATGAGGCAAAAACTTTCATCTATGCACTCATTTACGGGGCAGGAGATGAAAAAATTGGAAGCATCATTAAAGGAAATAGAAACGATGGTAAGCGATTGCGAGAACGGTTTCTTACTGGTCTACCAGCACTTAGAACTCTTAAGGAACGAGTTGATAGAGCTGCAGAAAAGGGATATCTCAAAGGGCTAGATGGTCGTAAGATATTACTAAGACATAAACATGCTGCACTCAACACTTTATTACAAGGTGGAGGAGCAATCGTGATGAAAAAAGGATTAGTAATACTAGATAATCATATACGATTAAATACTTTAGATGCTAAGTTTGTTGCTAACATACATGACGAATGGCAGATACAAGTTCTTCAAAGTCAGGCAGACTTTGTAGGTAGACTTGGAGTTCAAGCTATTGAAAAAGCAGGAGAATATTTTAACATGCGTTGTCCTTTAACAGGAGAATATAAAATAGGAGACAGTTGGTATGAAACCCATTAAAAGAAAAACGTCTACTATAAATTTTGGTTACATTTTTAATCAAGAAACAGGCTTGTTAGATGCAATAGAAAATGAATTAAAACAATTAGAACATGTTGAAAATGAAATACTTAAAAACAATATGTCTTTAAGAAAAGCTTGTGAATATTTAAAAGAAAAAACTAAAAGACATTTATCAGCTCCCGGATTAAAAAAACATATGGATAAAAAATATGGAACAGGAGAGTGGTTGTCAAAAGCAAAAGGAGAAATATATATTATCTCTAATCCTGCTTGGAAAGGTTGGATTAAAGTTGGTAAAAGTATAAATGCAGATAAAAGATTATCACAGTTTCAAGCAGGTTGTCCTTTAAAAGATTTTAAAATTGTTAAAATTATTACAGTAAAAAATCAAATCAAAGCTGAAAAAAAAGTACTTGAGTTTATGAAATTTTTTGCAGAAGATAACAACGGAGAATGGATAAAAATAAATACAGATAAAGCTATAGAAATATTAAATACTTACAAGGAAAAATATGAAACCTAAAATAGAAGATAGAAAAAAGTTTGACATTGACTTAACTTATGGTACAATAAGAGAAGAAAAAATAGCAGAGATGCTTACCAATAAAAAAATAGAAGTTAAATCTGAAAAAGATTTATGGCAAAACACAGGAAACATTTGTATAGAATACGAATCATATGGTAAACCTTCAGGTATAAGAGCAACTGAATCTGATTATTGGTTTCATAATTTATGTGTTGGTGATAATGAATTTTGTACATTAGTTTTTAAAACAGATGTACTTAAAACTATCGTAGATAAATTAGATACATTTAAAACTGTAAGTGGTGGAGACCATAAAGCAAGTAAAATGTTTCTAGTAAATTTACAAAAACTATTTTCATCGGATGTTATTAAAGCATTCAAGGAATCAGAAAATGAAAAAACTAAATAACTTAGTTCCAGACATATACAAAATTTTAGATTCTTTAACAGAAGGTAAAGAGTTAAAAATATCTGAAGAAATATATGAAGAGTTTGGTAAAGACATGGCTGATGCTTTAAGACATTGGTCTACTCCTCAAGATAGAACTCAAAAAGAAATACTACGTATGTCAAACATAGGCAGACCTGAAAGACGTTTATGGTTTGATGCTCACACACAATCAGAAACCACAGAAAAATTAGAACCGAACATACAAATTAAGTTTTTATATGGACATTTACTTGAGGTTTTGCTTTTGTTTTTTGTAAAACTTTCTGGTCATAAACTTACAGACATGCAAAAAGAAATTACTGTAAATGGAATCAAAGGACACATGGACTGTAAGATTGATGGTGAGGTAGTAGATGTAAAGACTGCATCAGGATATGCATACAAGAAATTTAAAGAAGGAACATTAAGTGAAGATGATTCCTTTGGTTATCTTGCACAACTTGCAGGATATGAAAAAGCAGAAGGTACAAGTAAAGGTGGCTTCTTAGTTATGAATAAAGAAACAGGAGAGCTTTGTACTTACATACCTGATGATATGGAAAAACCTAACATAGTTTCTAAAATAGAAAACGTAAAAGAACTCATTGTAAAAAATGAACCACCTGAGTTTTGTTATGACCCTGTACCAGAGGGTGTATCAGGTAATATGAAATTAGCTAAAGGGTGTACATGGTGTCCACATAAAATAGAATGCCATAAAGATGCTAATGATGGACAAGGCTTAAGAGTTTTTAATTATGCTAAAGGTCCTGTGTATCTTACAAAAATTGTTAAAGAACCTAAAGTTGAGGAAGTAAAATTATGAATCAAAGAAAAGCAAAACAAGTAAGAAGACTTTCAAAAGAGTTTGTAATTACATGGTTAAAAACTATGCTTATAGAAGAAGAACAAAAAAAAGTAAATATAGATAATTTTAAAAATTATTTACCTGAAGATACTCACTTTTTTAGTAATGGAAAATTAATGGTTTCTGCTTATACACCAAGTTGGTTTGCTAAAAGAATAAAAAAAGTTTTAAAAAATAAAAATATAAATAATATTACTTACTCGGACATTATGTAATGGTTGGATACAGAAAACCTAGAAAGGTTAGACCAACAGAAAAAGATGTTCCTAAAGGATATGATTCTAAGTGGGAACATAAATTACACATTAGTGTTTTAAAGTCTTGGGAACATCATTCAGATAAAATACCTTATGTAGTAGAACATAATTATGAACCTGACTTTGTTAAAACTATAAAGGGTAAAGAATATTTACTTGAAGCCAAAGGTAGATTTTGGGACTACCAAGAATACAACAAATATGTTTGGATTAGAAAATCTCTAAAACAAAATCAAGAGCTAGTGTTTTTATTCTTGACTCCTTATTCTCCAATGCCTCAAGCAAAACGTAGAAAAGACGGAACAAAAAGAACTCACGCAGAGTGGGCAGAAAAAAATAATTTTAAATGGTATAGTGAAGAAACATTACCGGAGGAATGGAAAAGTGAAATACAAGTTTAAAGAAGATGAAACTTTAAAACAACTAAAGCTGTATGTTGATAGAACTTATGACCAACACTATGCTAATGGTAAGTACCAAGCAACTGATATGATAATTGATTCAGGATATGGAGAAGGTTTTTGTCTTGGAAACATTATGAAATATGCTATGAGGTTTGGTAAAAAAGATGGTAAAAATAATTTAGACTTGTATAAAATAATACACTATGCTATAATAGCATTGTACGTAAATGATAAGGAACAAAACAATGGTTGAAGATAAAATAGGAACTAAGCCTTACTTAGGAATTGAAATAGACTATGACAAAGAAAAAACATTTGATAAATTTAGTTTAGACACACTCAAAGATAGATATTTTTGGGAAGGAGAAACACATGCACAAGAAGCATTTGCAAGAGCCTCCGTCTTCGGAGCAACATTCAAAGGCGACACAGATTTTGAATTGGCTCAAAGACTTTACAACTACAGTTCCTCTCGTTGGTTCATGTTTAGCACTCCTATACTTAGTAACGGGGGAACCACACGTGGGCTTCCTATCAGTTGTTTCCTTAATTATGTTCCTGACAGTCGCAGTGGTTTATCTGCTCACTATGACGAGAATATATGGTTGGCAAGTTCAGGTGGAGGCATTGGTGGATATTGGGGCGATATTAGGAGTAACGGTATTTCTACTACTCATGGCAGTCGTTCTA